TGTCCTACACCTGCCCATACCAGAGAGCAGGGTGTGCATCTCGCAAGTACAAACCAACGTATTTACAGGAGAGGAAAAGATTTTGATTGAACCTAGTCAGTTTAGAAACCTCATTATACAGGTGTTGCAAGAGCTTGAACTAGAGATACCTTTTTCCACGGATGCGGTAGAGCTACTTATGCTCACGGCAGCCCACGAATCCCATCTAGGAAGCTTTATACGTCAGATGCACGGGGGGCCGGCACGAGGCGTTTTTCAGATGGAACCCGCTACTGAACAGGATATCCATGAGAATTACCTAAAGTACAATAAGAACCTTGCTCACTTGATAGAAGGTTTCAGGATGAAGCAGACTAATATCTCGGACCTTGAAAGTAACCTCGCCTATCAAATTGCTATGACAAGGGTGCATTATTTTAGAGTCAAAGAAGCTCTGCCTACCATAGAAAAGGATGGTGTTGTAGGTTTAGCTTCGTATTGGAAGAAACACTATAACACTTATCAAGGAGCAGGGACGGTTGCAAAGGCTCTTGCAGATTATGAAAAGTATGCAGGGTGAATGAGGACCACTTATTAGATATTATGGAAATCAAATTATACAGTCACGATCTCATTGAAGACCTAAATAAATGTTATCCAGAAAAATGTCCTGATGTCCTAGATACTGAAAGAATGATCTGGATGTATGCAGGGAAAAGAGAACTGGTGAAAACATTGGTAGCCCTTAAGAAAAGGGATGAACTTATAAAATATAACCCAGAGAGGTAAGTCTATGTCTGGTGGCAGTAGTCCCCATGTCGATATACCTGAAGAAAAACCAGTACCCGAAGAACCCGATGTAGTCTTTGGAGACGATAAAGACATAAAGAAAAAGAAGCAGAAGAACAAAGGTACAAAAGCCCTTCAAGTACCTCTTACAGGGGATACCAAGAGTGGCTTGGGTATCCCTAGCTAATGGAAGGGATTAACAAGATGCTAGAAAATCATTCCACGATCAAGAGTCGTTACGATAAACTGGATATGAACCGTCTAGCCTTGGTGGAGCGGGGCAGGGAGTGTGCAAAATTGACTGTACCCTCCTTGCTTCCTCCTGAAGGTTATACGGAAGCTGACGTACTTCCTACACCTTATCAAAGTTTGGGTGCTAGAGCGGTCAATAACCTCGCCTCTAAGCTCTTGCTTACTCTCCTACCTCCAAACTCTCCATTCTTTCGCCTTAAGCCTTCCTTGGACAATAAAGATTATGCTGAAATGGCTGAAAGAGATACACAATTTAATGAGAAGATGGAAGGCTTTCTGGCAGAGATGGAGAAAGTCATTACTGACTTTATCGAACTCAAAAGTGTAAGGGTGTCCCTATGGAAGGCCCTTCGCTTGCTTGTAGTATCCGGTAACGTGCTTCTTTATTTCCCTGAAGACTCTGACAAGCTAAAGGTCTTTCCTCTCGATCGTTATGTTGTGTTGCGCGATGGGGTGGGAAACTTGCTAGAGTTGGTCACAAAAGAAGAGGTTCATATCTCTAGCCTTGAGGAACCTTTGCGCTCTTCTGTCACCGGGGAGATACAGCAGGGAAGCACTCATAAAGAAACAGTAGAAGTTTATACAAAGGTTCGTCGTCTTGATAAAGATACCTTTGAAGTAGATCAGGAAGTACAGGGCAAACTTCTATCTGAAGTTACACACAAGGCCCCTAAGAAGTATAAGACTGATGAACTTCGTTGGATACCTTTGAGATGGACCCAGGCAGACTCCGACCATTATGGTCGAGGCCATGTTGAAGAGTATCTTGGAGATTTTTATAGTCTTGAAGGACTCTCTCAAAACGTACTGGAAAGTGTAGACATTTCATCTCTTCTTATCTGGATGGTAAACCCTAATGGTACTACCAATACTAAAGATTTAGAAAAGGCAGACAATGGTTCTTTCGTTTCCGGTAACAGGGCCGATGTAGAAGCTTTACAGTCTGATAAGGCTCAAGACTTGACTTTGGCTTTACAGGCTATCCGGGACATTTCTTCCCGTCTTGAACAGGCTTTCCTACTTCATTCCAGCATACAGCGCACAGCAGAGCGGGTTACGGCGGAAGAGATACGTTATATGGCGCAGGAGTTAGAAGATGCCTTGGGTGGTATCTATTCAATTCTAGCTACCGAGCTACAGCTTCCCTTGGTCAAACTCATTATCTCTATTCTTCAGAAAAAGAAGAAGCTGCCTTCCTTTGGGGAGGGAGATGTAACACCCGTCATTACTACTGGTATTGAGGCGTTATCCAGAGGGCACGACTTAAACAAGATGATGCAGCTTTTGGACGTGGCTAAATCCTTGGGAGATGGTGGTACGGCTGCTATAAACACTTCAGGCTTTTTAAGAAGAGCAGGAACCAACCTTGGGCTGGTGTGCAAAGGAATTATCAAGACTGAAGAACAGCTTGCACAAGAACAAGCACAGGCCCAACAAATGCAAATGGCACAGCAGCTTGCCCCGCAGATCACTGAACAGGTGATGGCACAGCAGCAGCCCCAGTCACAGTAAAGGAGAAGGATAAATGGCTGATGTAGTGAATGTGACACCTCTTCAAGGGGGTGGTAAATCTCTTGAAGAAGTTGAACAACATAATCAGGAGATGAGCACTAAGGTGGATGGTATTGAAAAGTCCACTAGTGAACTCCCCAAAGAAGAAGTTAAGGCAGAGGAAGCAGATGGTTTGCGTGTTCCCGAAGAAAAAGAGGAAAAGGGAGATGATGAACAAAACAAAGGAGAAGGTGACGATGATGGAAAACTTTCTCAAGAAGAAGGAGGAAACTTTTCTGAAACGGATTGGGCAGGGTATTTTGCAGAGTTTCAGGAAAATGGTAGCCTTTCTGAAAAAAGTATCAAAAGTATTGTAGCTAAAGGTATTCCTGAAAATGTTGTTCAGGATTATCTTGCGGGTGTCAAGGCACAGCAGACATTACAGCAGCAGGAAAGTGAGAAGATTACAACAGAAATCTTTGACATGACAGGAGGTAGAGAAAGCTATCAGGCGATGCAGCAGTGGGCTAAAGAATCCCTCACCCCTGAAGAGAAGAAGACCTTCAATGATGCAGTCTATTCTAGCAATCCTGCCTTAGCTAAACTCGCAGTACAGGGCCTATATTCACGCTTTACACAGGCCAACACTTCCCATGAAATCCAGTTGCTTTCAGGGAACACAGAAGGAGTCCCCAACAGTTTTCAGGGGGCTTATAGCTCTTGGGCAGAAGTCAAGAGAGACATGGCACGTCCAGAGTATAAGACAGACACAGCTTTTCAGTCCCAGGTACGAACCAAACTAGCCCGTTCTTCGCGCCTTTAATCAATCACTAACGTATAACCTAACTCAAACACAAAGGAGAAAAATTTGGCTAATTCTACCCCTACTCGTATCGGCTCTATCAACCAGACTACGGGTACTTTGGAACAGGACAGAGCGCTTATGCTCAAGGTCTTTGCCGGTGAGGTAATGACCGCTTTTGAACAGTCCACCACAATTCTTGACAAGCATTATGTTCGTACCATTGACCATGGTAAGTCGGCTTAACCCTCCCATGAGAAACTGGGCCGACTCTAAACTATCCGTAAATTCGGGGAACTCCCACAGGGACAATCCCGAGCCAAGACAGTGCAAGACGCACGAAGGTGTAGAGACTAGACACGGATCAACCCTAATAATCTGCAAAATATGCGGTAAAGCGAAGAGTCCAAAAGACTTCTATAAAAAGGATAAGAAGACTGGAAGATTGGACTCTACATGTAAAGCTTGCAGGATCAGTCAGCTTAGAGAAAAAACTCTAGGTGTTACTGATGAAATATACTGGAAGCTATATAAAAAGCAGAGAGGTCGTTGTGGGATATGTGGGAAACGCCTACATTCCAAACGGTATAAAGCCTTTTGTGTAGACCATGATCACACTACAGGAGAGATAAGAGGTCTCCTTTGTTCTAAGTGTAATCTGGCTATTGGAGGTTTACGCGACGACCCGGCAGTTATCCATAAAGCTGCTGAATGGGTGGAAGGGATAGTCCGACACTCCGAGCAATCGGAGCTAACACAATAAGCAGTTTCCCCTCATGGGAAGGATGCCTGACGGTGAGTATCATGTCCCCGGTACGGAGCTCACTGGTCAGGTAGCTAATCATGCAGAACAGGTCATCAATATTGATGGTCTGCTTCTCTCCCACGTCTTTATCCCCGATATCGACGATGCCTTGAATCACTATGATGTACGCTCCCGTTATGCACAGCAGATGGGTGAACGTCTTGCAGTGACCTTCGATCAGAACGTATATCGTGAACTCATGCTGGCTGCTCGTGCTGACTCCCCCCTCACTGACGGTGATGGTGGGCTGGTGATCACTGATGCCAACCTTGGAAGTGCCACCGACACTGACAGGTTTAAGGCGTGGGTTGACGCTATCTATCAGGTGGCTGAAAACTTTGATAACAAGTGGGTTCCTAAAGAACAGCGCTATCTGGCCCTGAAACCCGCCGACTATTACTTCCTTATCCGTCAGATGAGCGCCAATGGGTTCTCCCTGATTGATAAGAACATTGATGGTAAGGGTTCTATCTCTGAAGCTACCCTGCCTCGCGTAGCCGGTATCAACATTGTTCCCACGCCCAATCTGCCCTTTGCTGACGGGTCTTCTCTGACTTTCCATGCCGTCAACGGGACCACCACTAAGGGAGTGGCTTGGTATCCTGATGCTGTCGGTACTGTAAAGCTCATGGACCTCTCCCTTCAGTCTGAATGGGATATCCGCAGACAGGGTACACTGATGGTGGCTCGTTATGCTATGGGGCATGGCGCTCTTCGGCCTGAATGTGCAGTAGAGTTGCGTACAGGCGCTCCTGTAAAGTATTAACATTCTAACCTATTACGAAGGACACAGGGAGAAATCCTTGTGTCCTTTTTTTTCAATTTATATCAGGAGGGTGAAATGAGTGACCAGATGCGTATGACCGAACTGGACGCTATCAATGCTATGCTTTCAGCTATAGGAGAGCTTCCTGTAAATACCTTAGCAGAAGCAGAGGTAGTCACATTAGCTGCCGTGGCTAAGAGTGTCCTTTTAAGAGAATCCCGTAATGTCCAGTCATTAGGGCTAAACTGTAACCATGAAACTAACTACACTCTTACAAGGAATGAAGAAGGCAACATTCAGGTTCCCTCTAATACCTTGAATGTAGATGCTGTAAACTCTAGCGAAGACTATGTAATTAGAAGAGGTCTTCTTTATGATAAAGAAAAGCACACCTATATTTTCCAAAGTGATGCTTGTGTTGATATTGTGTTTTTTCTGCCTTTCAATGACCTTCCCAATCATGTTCAGGTATATGTAACCGCCCTAGCTAAGAGGTCTTTTCAAAAGGACTATGTAGGTTCCGATACCTTGGATAAAATGGCAAGAGCCGAAGTCAACGAGGCACGTATCCTTTTCAAAGGTATGGAAGAGAGGAATAAGGATGCCACGATGCTCGCAAACCCCGCCGTGGCGCGCGCTCTCTATTATAGGAATAGGTGGCGCTAATGGGCTTAATCACTAAAACAATCCCTGGGTTCTATAATGGAGTATCACAGCAGCCAGCAAGTTTACGCCTCGATACACAGATAGAGGATCAGGTAAACATGGCTTGCTCTATTGTTGATGGAATGTATAAAAGACCTGGGACACACTTTTTAGAGAGTTGTTCTAATACTCCTGGGGAGTTTTCAGCATCTTCTGATTTTGTCCATATCTATTCTAGGGACGAGTCCGAGCATTATTACGTTCTCATAACTTCAGACACAACAAGCCCTATCAAGATATTCACTCTTGAAGGGGTCATGTGTGAAGTGCGCTACGGGACACTGGACAGTGCACTTGTCTTCACTTCAGATAATACTGTAAAAAATTATCTTACAACGGGATCAAGAACCCCCGTTAATAGGTATAAGGCGTGTACCGTAGCCGACTATACTTTCATTACCAATAATCAGGTTGTTCCTGCATTTAATAGTACCCTTTCAGGCGGAGATATTGTTAAAACCGTACAGACTTTTAATGAACTTCCCACCCTGAATGGAGATGAAAAATATGGAACACCTACAGTAGGTGGTATCTATAAAATACAGGGGGATGAAAAGAAGAACTATATAGGCTATTACCTTAAGTATCACAGTGATAAAGTCTATAGAGAAGCTATGCGCCCTGGGATACACACTACCCTCAATGCCTCTACGATGCCTCACCGCTTGGTAAGAACTGGTGTAAATCAATTCACCTTTGCACCCTGTTTATGGGAGACATTAAAAATAGGAGATAACGACACAAATGTGACACCTTCTTTTATAGGCACTCCTATCAAGAACCTTTTCTATTACAAGACAAGGCTCTGCTTCATTACCAAACAGTCTGTATGTATGTCTAAGTTTTCTGAATTTTTTGACTTCTTTCCTGATACTGCTTTGGAAGTGCTTGAAACCGATCCTATCGACCTTAGTGTAGATGTCTCAAACAAGGTATGTGATCTTGTGGAGGCAGCCTGTCTTTCTACCGCTCTTGTCCTCTTCGGTAAAGAGGAACAGTTTATTCTGACAACAGCCGATGAAGCACTATCCCCTGAAACAGCCACGCTAACGCCTACGACTTCTTACAGGGTGGCAAGCGCTTTCAACCCTCTTTTGATGGGGGCAAATGTTTATTTTCCTTCCCCTAAGAATAAGTATATTTCTCTTTTAGAGTATTTTGTTAATTCAGATACGCTTTCAACAGAAGCAGCAGACGTGACCGCCCATTGTCCTAACTATATTCCTAATGGGAAGTTGTTTATGCAGTCCTGTGTTGTCTTGGATACGTTGTTTATCAAGTCCTCGGCTTCTCCTAAAACCCTCTATCTCTATAAGTTTTATTGGAATGGGAATGAAAAGGTTCAAAGTGCATGGGGTAAGTGGACCTTTAGTGATGAACCTATCGCCTTCATAACTATTGGCACTTCTCTTTATTTCTTGTTTCGTACTGACGGTGGTCTTTGGTACACTGCTATAATGGAGATGGATGTAACTTCAAGCGATGTGAGTGCTTCTAAGATACTCCTAGATAAACAGGTAGTCCTTGAGGGTGTGTATGACTCCGAAAATGGTTACACAGTTTACACTGCTCCCTATCCTCTGGAATTTGGAAAAGGTTCACTAGTGAACTCGTCAAACCGTATGGAGGTAGCCGAGGTAGAGGTGATAGGAAACCAGTGGAGAGTCCCTGAAGATACTTCTTCAATCTCTAT